TTATAGAAGTGCAAAAACGCTTTTCGGAATGGATTGAAAGCAGGCCGACTGGCAAGTTTTCAGTCGAAGTCAATGTGAACCAAGGGGGGATTCGTGATAAACTAAAAATAATAATCAGCGAAAAAATAACTTCGCAAAAAAATATAACATAATACTGTTTGGAAACAGATAAGCCCTGAATAGATTGTAATTTATTTAGGACACTCTTTAAGCCCAATAGTGGATAACGCATGTTAAATGCGCCATTATTGGGCTTTTTTTATTTTAACCTTTAGGATTCGGGGGCAACATTCAGAAGGCCCGTAAGGGACAACCGGAGAATGCCCTGAAAGGAGCGGACAAATGGATAAGGTAAAAGCTGGGAAGCCACAAGAACCTGCGACAGGGGCAAAGCCAGAGACAAAATCTGATGCAAAATCTGATGCACCGGCTGAACCGTACCTTGGTTCATGGCAGACAAAAGAAGCGGCAGCGGAAGGACTCGCCAATTTGCAAAGGAAGCTTGATCAGCAGGGTAACGAGCTTGGGATGTTAAGGCAACAGGCTGAATTGCATAATCAGATGTTGCAGCAATTTCAGAATCAGCCGGCGGCTGAAGAATTCCAAGAAACTCCGGATTACGAGGCTGAGATTCAGGCGACCAAAGGCGAGATAGCAAAAGTTCAGAAGCAAATTGCGCAGCTTGATCCGATCAGTGACGATTATTCAAAAGATTTGGCTGATTTAATGGCTAAATCCAACAGTTTGATGAGCAAGACAACCGATCTTGTAGCGAAGGCGCAGTATGAAAAAGCCCTCGCAGCAAGCCAGTCGATGTTCAAAGAGGAATTGGATAAGCGTGATATTAAAACGGTTCAACAGCAATTTCACGAGAAAAACCCTGAATTTAATACGCCTGAAATGCAGGCACGTATTAAAGAGTATCTTGCAAAGGATACAACGGGAATGTCTGACCCGCTGGTGGCATTTCGAGAAATTCAAAGAGACGATGCCATGCAGAAAGCCCTCCAGCTTGAACAGGAAAATCAGGATTTAATGAAACGATTAAATCTCAAACAAGGTACAGATGCAACCGGTACAGTCATCACCGATGGCACAACCGGGCTGCCAACTAAACAATCTAAAGCAACAGGCGCAGATCTGGACAAAGGCATGTTGGAGGCTTTAAGAGCCGTATCCTGAAAGATCTCGCTTTTATAGGAGGTCAATATGAGTCTAATTAATCAACTAAATGCAACTACTGAATATTATTGGGCAAACACTGAACCGGAAGACATTGTAAACAAGGCGTCGGCATTACTCTGGAAACTCATGGGTAACGCTATCAAGAAAGATAATTGGGAGGTTAAACCCCACGAAATTGTTGATGGCGGTCTTATGATTAAAGTTCCGCTTGAGTATGCAGCTTCAAATTCCGGTGGGTACGGACCAACCACAGTTATTAACCAGTCGAAAGTTAATATTATTGATGCCGCAAGGTTCCCATGGAAAGGCGCTTACGGTTCCAATACATTAAACCTTGACGACTTAACCCAAAATACTGGTGATGCTGCTATTATTGCGCTTACCAAGCAGTATATGGCCAGTATTAAAAAATCAATCCGAACAGCTCTTGCCGCTGATGTTATTGCTGCTTCCGTAGGCGATAAAATCAACGGCCTTGGCGATCTTTTTACTTCCGCTACTTCAACCGAGTATGGTTCAATCGCAGAAGACGATATGGCCGACTGGAAGACCAACCATATTACAACCACGGAAGCCATTTCATTTGAGGTTATGCAGAAAATCTTCCGTGAACCGAATATGGGCGAGTTTGCCGGTACCATCCCGAATTTTTGCGTAACCACACCGACATTGAGGGACGGATATGAGAGGTCTTTACACCCGCAACAGAGATACCAAATGGGGAGCATGGTTGAGGCCGGATGGGATAATATCCTTCACAAACAAGCTCCGATTGTTGGCGACCCTTATGTAAGTTCAGGGGTTTTGCTTGCGCTTAATCTTAATTTTCTGAGCTTGAGAGCGCACAAGGATTATAATTTTACTACTCCGGTATGGGTTGCTAAAACCGTTCTTGGACAGCCGGACATTATATCGGCTAACACAAGATTCAGGGGCAATCTGATTTGTTCTAACAGAAAGATGCAGGTCAAACACAGCAACCTGACTGAACCCTCGTAAAAGGAGACATCATGGGCAAAATAGCATATAACGACAAAGTGATCACCACAGAAGCCCACCCGTATCGATTTTGCAGAGATGTATTCCTTAATAAGCTTGTAAGCCAGACTTTAGTGTACAGTGACTTTACAGACAATGGTGATGCTACTGGCTATATTGATTTTGATACAGACCTTCCAGCCAATGCCATAGTTGTTGGCTGGAAGGCTGTTGTTTCAACTGGTTTTACAGGGGATACAACTGCCGTTGTGCAGGTTGGGGTAAGCGGTGATCTTGACAAATATTCAGGAGTAACCACTGCATCTGTTTTGGCGGCTGCAACCGTGGGAGCTCTTGGCAATACAGACAGTGCAATGGCCACTACTGCTAAAACCCCAAGGGTAACAGTAACCGGCGGAGCTGATTTCACAAGTATTTCTGCCGGCTCAATGGTTATTTCACTATATTACTTCTTGGCCAATTAAGGAGGACAAAATGAAGTATCTTAATCTTTTCATGGAAGTAGCCGCAACTACGGCTAAAGACATATATTTCCCTGTTCCGTGCAGGGGTACCATTGCTGGTGTCAAGGCTGTATATTCCGAGGAGACGGACGAAGATGAAACATTGACCTTCGCAAGGGGTTCAGACGCCACATGGGTTGTAACACCTCCTGCGGATGCAACAGCCGAAGGTGTTGAAATTGACGGAGTTGCTGATTCAAGCAATTCACAGCTTGTATTTGATCCTGACAGTTCGACAGCTTCGCATAAGGTCATCAAGGTTTCCGTTCCTAATACATTTGATTCAGCCGGTACGTGGGGTATTACCATCAGCTTTGACGATTCGGCAGCAGTAACGCAAACCGCATCAGAGGCGTAAACCTTTTTAAAACCCTGTGTGCTTTGATTAGCGCACAGGGAAGGAGGGGTTTATGACTACGCTATCAGACCTTAGAATTGATGTTGCCACTATTATAAAGCCGCTGGTGTATACTAATTCCATCCTGACTTCAAAGATTAATAAGGCGGTTACCTCGATAGCTGCCGGAATTAGGCTTCCAAACGGGATAGTTTCGCCATGCTTACCGGATTTATATTCATCTGGCACCGTTGGCACCTCAACAACTGAGGCATATAAAGCATTGCCTTCCACATATCAAAGAAATGTATTTTATGTTTCGGACGATAACGGTGACAGAATACCTCCGCCGGTTGGTGGCAATTACGATGATTTCATGTTGTTTTTAAATCAGGTAACCGAGAAAGACCTTTCAGAAACAGGGTCTATCTATCGTGTTGCCGTCAAGGGGAGCAATTTATATTATCAGGGTATTCCATCTTCAAGCGAGGCGTTGATCGTTAATTTCTACCGTAAACCGGTGGATATGTCCAATGACAATGACACTCCGGACGGCATTCCAACACATCTTCAAGACAGACTTTTAAAATATTACACTGCTTTTGACATTCTTAAAGATAACATCACCGACAACAAGGTGATAATGGCGAAAATCAAGTATTACGAGGAAGAGTTCTATAAGGCTATGCAAGACCTTGTGGATTTCATACCGATTGACGCTGAACCGGTGTATTATGCGTCTGATAACAACATTTATACAGATGGTGCTATCTGTGATTAGAGGAATATGGGAACAATAACAGCGACCACAATTATATCAAGAGTTCAGGCCGAATTAAGAGACGACACCACCTTTTTTTCAGAAAGTTTTTTGTTGGCCGGTCTTAATCAGGCACAAAGAGCGATTGTTCTTGTAAAGCCATCCGCCAATACTGTGAGCGAATCCGTTGCGCTTGTTGAAGGCGTGGAGCAATCTATACCATCAACAGGGTCGCAATTAATTGACGTGGCTTATAACAGGGGCGTAGCTCCAGGGACTACCATGGGGTCGGATATTAAGCTAATTGACAAAGACAAATTGGACTTGATAAATCCGACATGGCGAAGTGATACTGCGTCTGCAACCGTGGAATGTTATATGTTCAATCCTGAACATCCCACAAAATTTGACGTTTACCCGCCACAACCTTCATCGGGAAACGGGTATGTATGGATGGTTTATTCAAAACCAGTTTCGGATATAGCTGATGCTTCTGACGTAATTAATCTTGATGATATTTATGAAACTCCATTGACTCAATATCTGCACTACAAAGCCCGGATTAAAGACAGGCAATTTGACGATGCCTTGAAGATGTATAACGCTTTTCTTGGTTCGTTAGGCCAAAAGATGATTACGGAAAAAGAATTTGACCCGGATAAGGTATTGCAATGATTAAACGTGATATACCTCAAATACTAAAACCAGATATTATGGCATTCAATGGCGGATGTAATACCCTTTTGAAAAGCCAGCAAATCCCAATGGGCATGTATTCGATGGTTCAGAATATGCGGGATACTCACCCAGGGAAGAAGCAGCGCAAGGGACAGAGGAAACAACATTTAACCAGTGACGGAAATGCTGTTAAATCAATATATCAATTCAATAAAATCAGAGTATCAGAACGTCATTTATTTGCTCAGTTTGATGATGATGATGTATTAGAGGCAGCAAAC